TAATAATAGGCGAACAGATGTTCGGTAATTGTGGGGGTTTCAACAGCTGCGGGCTAATGCGAACAGGTGTTCGGGGCGGGTTTTTATAGTCGTCCACCCCGCCTTAACTAACGCCACCAATAGCCCTTTAATCACCCGTTAACGCCTTATTAAGGGCAGAAAACGATTTATAAAGAATAAGAAACGCCCCGCAAAATTACGGCTATCTATCGGTAAGAGCTAGGGCGGGGGTAAATATCCTGCCGCAAAACTATAACCCTCAACTATAGGTTGACCCTAGGGTTTTTAAGATTGACGCCCCTCCCCCTATACTATCCACCCAAATATTTTTTCTAAACCCTGATATCTGTCTCAATATATGAGATACCGTCTTACAATCTGAGACGCAAATAAAAATACTTTTACTCTATACCCAGTATTCTATACTGTTATTTAACACTGTGGTGTAAATCACACGCTCTAGGGCGGGATAAAAGGCAAATGTCCCGCCTTAGTATATAGTAGGGGAAGTTTACAGCGCAATAGAAACTTCCCTGGCGGCGGCTCACGGCAGAGTGAGCCTTAAGCGAACGATGCCTAGTGAGACGATAACGTTCGTTTAGGGGCTGCGCCCCACACTCACTCACCAATTGAGAGCAAGGCTGCAGGCCTTGCGAATACCCCTAAAGGCATCCACTGACGGATGCCCTAATGGAGATGGGATAGTTATGTCTAAATCTAAACCATCAGATAATAACAGATTTAAGTTAGCCCCAGGGGCTTCCCTTTCCAGCCAAGATGCCAAGCAAAAGATTATTGACCTAATCAACCAAGGCTACACAGTTGAGGACTCTTGTCGGGCGGTTGGTAAGTCAGTCAAGTCTTATGAGTACTACAGATCTTCAGACCCAGATTTTAAAAAAGCGATTGACCTATCCCGTGAGGTGAGGCATCGTAAGGGGGTCATTGCTCCCGAAGATGCCTCTATCTCATTTGAAGATTTCCGTAAGACTTACCTCTCATCTCAAACCTTTCCCCATCAGCGAAATGTAATTAGCCTTCTTGAGGAAGGCAAACCTGCTTGGCTCCACGAGAATATGACCTACGAGCCAGGGATGCCAAACTACGTGCTGGTGAATATGCCGCCAGAACACGCCAAGTCTATGACAGTCTCAATTGACTACGTTACCTATCGGATTGCAATAGATCCCAACGTACGTATCAAGTTGGTTTCTAAGACTCAGTCAATGGCCAAAGAATTTTTATATGCGGTTAAGCAAAGACTTACCCATCCAAATTATATTGATCTTCAAAGGCGCTATGCGCCAGTAGAGGGCTACAAGGCTACCTCTGAGAAGTGGACTCAAGACGCAATCTACCTAGAGCGTGACTCAGGAGAAAAAGACGCCACACTTCAGGCCTTGGGTATTGGTGGTCAGATCTACGGCGCACGTGCAGATCTAATCATCTTGGACGACTGCGTTACCTTAGCCAACGCTAATGAATACGAAAAACAGATCCGATGGATTCAACAGGAAGTTTTAACTCGTGTTGGTCCGACTGGTAAGATTCTAGTAGTAGGCACCCGTGTAGATCCGCTAGATCTATATCGAGAGATGCGTAACGCAGAACGGTATCCAGACGATAAGTCACCTTGGACCTATCTGGCTATGCCAGCAGTTTTAGAATTTAATGATGACCCAACAAAGTGGAAAACCCTTTGGCCTATGTCAGATCGCCCTTGGGCTACTGACACAACACCACCAGATAAGAATGGATTATATCCTCGTTGGGATGGAGTAAACCTTAAGAAGCGTCGTGGAGTTTTAGATCCTAAAACTTGGGCGATGGTTTACCAACAACAAGATGTTGAATCAAGTGCCGTCTTCTCACCAGAGTGTGTAAGAGGATCAGTCGCAGGTATGCGATCTGTAGGTCCGCTTATTCCAGGCGCTCCTGGTCATCCAGAAACTTTAAACTCTCAATACATCGTCTGCTCTATGGACCCTGCTATGAGTGGAGATACCTTCTCAGTCGTACTGGCTGGAGATCGTACAAACAGCAAACGCTACTTGCTAGACGCAAGCCGTATGCCAGCACCTACTCCGCAGGCTATTAGAGAATTAATCTTCAGTTGGACAGAGAAGTACAATCCTAAAGTTTGGGTAATTGAGAAAAACGCTTTTCAGTTGTTCTTAACCCAAGATGAGGAAATCAATAAGTTCCTTGCTACTAGAGGTATCCGTTTGGTTCAGCACTACACAGGATCAAATAAGATGGATGCTGAGTTTGGTGTTGCATCTATGGCACCACTCTTCGGATCAACAGATGCTTTAGGCAAGCACCTTAAGAACAACATTTTAGAATTACCAAGAACAGATAATGAAAACATTAAAGCCCTAGTTGAACAATTAATTACTTGGTCAGCAGGCACAAAGAATAAACAAGACGGACCTATGGCTCTCTGGTTTGCTGAGACTCAAATGCGAGACTACATCAACCAGGCTGGGGCATATGGCGGAAGTTGGGTTAAAAACTCATTCCTTACACCAAACGATCTACGCAAACGCCAGGTCGTTAACTTAGAAGAATATGCAAAACTTCAAGAGAAGTTAGCAAGTGGAGGCACATTTTGGCGCTAGAGATTCTAGAGATCAGCGGTAAAGTAAAGAAGTTACGTGAGAAGTATGGTCAACGTGACTCTCGCTACTCTGACCTGCTTGCAATTCGTCAAGGAAATATTCAACAAGTATTCCCTGGCCAATTCCCAGACGACTATCCAAAGCCAATGGTGGCAAACTTTATTGACGTTGCAGCCCGTGACGTAGCAGAAGTTATTGCACCACTTCCAACATTCTCTTGTATGACAACTAATAGCACCTCAGACCGTGCTAGAAAACGTGCAGACATCAGAACGATGATTGCTGCAGGTTACCGTGATACTTGTAACCTACAAACCACAATGTACTCAGGTGCTGATATGTACATCACCTTTGGTATGTTGCCATTTATTATTGAAACCGATTATGAAAATAATCGCCCAATGATCCGTATTGATTCCCCTATTGGTGCATACCCTGAGTGGGATCGCTTCGGCAAATTACTTTCTTACACAAAACGTTATACAAAAACAGTTCGTGATTTATGTAATGAGTTCCCAGAGTTTGAATCACAAATTCGTGGACCTTACGAGAAGCGTGAATCATCTCGTACTCTTGAAATGTACCGCTACCACGACAAAGATCAAACAGTTCTTTACTTACCAGAACGCAACAATTTAATCCTTGCTGAGGTTAAGAATGATCTTGGCGAATTATCTGTAGTAATTGCAGTACGTCCAGGTGTTGACTCACACGATGAACAACGTGGACAATTTGATGACATTATGTGGGTACAGGTTGCTCGCTCACGCTTTGCAACATTAGCACTTGAGGCAGCACAAAAATCTGTACAAGCACCATTTGCTCTACCAAATGATGTTAACGTACTTGAGATTGGTCCAGACGCAACTATTCGTTCTGCTAATCCAGAGAAGATCCGCCGAGTATCTTTAGATATTCCAGCAGGTATCTTCCAAGAGAATGCAAACTTAGATCAAGAAATGCGTGTTGGCGCCCGTTATCCAGAAGGACGACTAGGACAACAATCAGGCTCAATCGTTACAGGTCGTGGCGTACAAGCATTAATGGGTGGATTTGATACACAAGTTAAAACTGCACAAGCAGTTCTAGCAGAGGCTTTCCGTCACGTAATGCGTATTGCATTTATGATTGATGAAAAAGTATTTGGTGATGTTGAGAAGGAAGTACGTGGCGTAAATGCTGGCGCTCCTTATGAGATTACTTACAAACCAAAAGAAGCCATCCAAGGCGACTACTGGTGTGATGTTACCTACGGCTTAATGGCAGGACTAGATCCAAACAGAGCATTAGTGTTTGGTCTTCAGGCTCGTGGAGATAAGTTAATCTCTCGTGACTTCCTACGCCGTCAAATGCCTTGGGAAATTAACGTTACGATGGAAGAAGAAAAGATTGAAATTGAACAACTGCGTGACTCTTTAATTCAAGCAGTTTCTGGTTATGCTCAAGC